CTGCTGCATGACGGACGCGTTCGAGCGGGGGGCGCGGCCGAAGCGACTGGCATGGCCGCTACGGCTGTACGTCGCCGTCCGCCACTGGTGGCGCTACGACAGGCCCGGACTGCCGACCACGACCTACCGATGGACCACGAGGAGGCCGGAATGAGCCGACGCAAGACCCGCCGCGCTGAGAACCAGCAGCTGCGCGAGGAGACCGCCCGCGTGAACCTGCACGACGGCCTGGATCGCGTGTCGATCCTGACCACGCGCGCCAATCTCGTCTGGCTCGCCTCCCGTCAGCGCGACGTGGCCGCCCGCGAGGCTGCGTCAGGCTCGGCGTTCTCCGGGATGCCCGTACACCGCTCGACGATGCCACGCCTGCCCGGTGTGCTCGACGCGCCCGACCTGTCCGGCGACATCGCGCGGGCGCTCGACGAGCTCGTGCGGGAGGTCATGGACGCTGACGCTGAGTGGCAGCCGAGCGAGCGCGAGACCGAGCGGTGGGCCCAGGCTGCGAAGGTCGTCGAGAAGGTGTGCCCTGACCCGCACGATGCGCTGTCGTGGTGGGATACGGCGTCGAGTCTGCGTGCTCGAGCAGAGCGGACACTGGGGCCGGCCGCCGCTGGTCGGTTCATGGGCTGGTGCGCCGAGCCTGGGTGCGGTGGCGACATCCGGCTCGGCGACGACCAGGACGCGGCTGTGTGCCCTGAGTGCCGTGGGTTCGTGACGCGGGAGCAGCAGACCGCGTATGTGGTGGAGGAGCTGGAGAAGCGGCTCATGACGTCGTCGGAGATCGCCACGGCACTGGTTCAGGTCCGGTCCGAGGTTGCGTACGACACTGTGAAATCCTGGGCTCGGCGCGGCAAGATTCACCCGCCGGACTGGAACACTTGGCCTGGCATCCCGTACGTCGTGCCGCACCCGAAGCGAGATGACGGGCTGTACTCGTTCCTCGAGGCATTCCACCTGGCCGCCGGACGGGCGACCATGGTTCGACTGGAAGGAAGGGCAGCATGACACCCGCACAGCGAGCCGCAGCGGATCAGGTTCTGGCCGAGTACCGCGAACGGGCCGTCGCCATAATGCGGCTGTCCATCGAGGCGCACGACGCTGCGGCGTCGTTCCGCGACTTCGGAGCGGCCATCCAGGCGTCGGACTTCCGGTGCGCGCTGGACGAAGCCGAGGAGGTCGCCACGCACCCCAACCTGGCCGAGCTCAACGTGGCGATGGACGGGTGGTACGCGTGAGCATCACTGAGACCTGGCAGTGGATCCTGGCCCGGCTCGGCGTCGACCGGGCTGCACGACACCGTAGGGAGATCCCCACGAGCGGGATGCACGACGACCCGCACGACGACTTCGGAGAGCCCATGCCGAACGCGCGAGAGGAGTGGTGAGCGTGACCGGCGTGACACGCTGCACGGTGCGTCGTGTTGCTGAGAGGGTTGCTGCACCTATAGCCTGTGCTTAGGTGGCGTAAGCCATCGAGAGGCCCTGAGGAGCGGAGACGCACTTGGGGCCTTTCGCGTGCCCGGAGGTGAGCATGGCTACCTCAAGGACAGGCACAGGACAGTGGAAGCGCGTCGTCCTGACCGTCAAGGCCCAAGCCCGACGCGATGGCCTGACGCTCTGCCCGAACTGCAAGCGTCGCCTCGACTGGGGCAAGCGTGTGCCAGGTCAGTACAACCCGGCGCTCGTCGAGGTCGACCACATCGTCAGCCATGAGGACGGCGGGCCTGACAGCGTCGAGAACGCGCGCATCCTCTGCTCGGACTGCAACAAGAAGCGGCGGTCACGAGAGCGTGGAGCGCGGCAGGCGTCGCACAGCTGGCCGATCCCGCGAACCTCGCGAGCCTGGTGACCGGGGCGTATCCCCTCCCTGGCCTAAGGGGCGCGCAGCCCGGGGTTTTGCGACTTTCACACACAGAGCTGTCAGATCCCGCCCGGGGGTGTACATGGCCACTCGCCTCGAGCGTCTGCAGGAGGCTGCCGACCTGGCCTGGACCTCCGCGAAAGAGGCGCCGGCCGACAAGAGGGCGCCTCTCCTCGCCCAGTACCGGGCCACTCTCGCGGAGATCGCGGGGCTTGAGTCCGCGGACGCGAAGGCGGGTGACCCGGTTGACGAGATCGCCAAGCGTCGAGCTACTCGGGGAGCAGGCCCCGCCGCGGGTCCTGTACGAGCCAAGCGCTCGCGCTAACTCCTGGGAGGACGTCGCCGACCTGTCGGCGTCTCTCGGCCTGATCCTCGACCCCTGGCAAGAGACCGTGCTGCGCGCCTCGATGGGCGAACGGTCTGACGGCCGCTGGGCTGCTCACCAGGTCGGCGTCTCGGCCCCACGGCAGAACGGCAAGTCGCAGATCATCGTGGCCCGCGCGGTCGCCGGTGCGCTGCTGTTCGGTGAGAAGAAGATCGTGATCTCGGCGCACCAGCAGGACACGGCGCGGGAGACGTTCGGGAAGTTCCTCGAGCAGATCGACAACAGCCCTGCCCTGGCGGCCCGCATCGCCCCGAACGGGATCATGAACGCGATCAACCGCGAGCAGATCAAGTTCACCAACGGCGCGATCATCAAGTTCAAGGCCCGGTCGGGTGCCGGCGGCCGAGGGTTCTCCTCGGACTGCCTGTTCCTGGACGAGGCGCAGATCCTGGGGCCGCGCGCGTGGGCGTCGATCAACTCGACGATGTCCGCGATGCCGAACCCCCAGGTCTGGCTGATGGGCACACCGCCGACGCCCGAGGATGACGGCGTCGTGTTCACCAAGGTCCGCGAGTCGGCGCTCAAGAAGAAGGCGACGTCGCTGGCGTGGCTGGAGTGGGCGGCCGACCCGACCGACGACCCGGCGCTCGAGGAGACTCGGGCCAAGGCGAACCCGGCATGGCACACCCGGATCAATCACGACGTCGTGCAGGGCGAGTTCGAGACGTACAGCGTGGACCAGTTCGCGCTGGAGCGACTCGGCATCTGGATGACGGAGAAGCTCGGCCAGGCGATCAACCAGATCGCCTGGAAGGCGCTCGGCACTGAGGCGCCGGCGCAGGACGGGACCGTGTCGTACGGCGTTAAGTTCTCGCCCGACGGCGCGAGCGTCGCCCTGGCGGTGGCGCTCAAGCACGACCGCGGCGTGCACGTGGAGCTCGTGGCGCACCGGCCGATGTCGGAGGGCACGGCTTGGCTGACGTCCTGGCTCAAGGCGCGTCACTCGCAGGCTGCGCAGATCGTGGTGGACGGCAAGTCCGGCGCCGGCGGCCTGGTGGCGTCGCTGCTCGAGGGCGAGGTCAGGGTGCCCAAGCGGGTCATCATCACGCCGACGACGGACCAGGTGGTCTCGGCGCACTCCCTGATCGCCGAGGGGATCCTCGCTGCAACGCTGTCTCACTTCGCTGACCCCGTCCTCGACGGGCAGGTCGAGAAGGCTGGACGGCGTGACATCGGCACTACCGGCGGCTGGGGCTGGAAGCCCCTGCGTGACGGAGACGTGACCGGCCTGGAGGCCGTGACCATGGCCCACTGGGCCGCCAAGACCAGCAAGCGGCGACCGGGCCGCAAGACCTCAGGGCGGGTGATGGCGTGATCGGCAACAGCCCTACCCCGTACCAGATGCCTACGACGATCACCGGCCTGCCCGCGGACCTGCAGGACGTCTACACGGGCCTGGTGACGCGCCTGCGAGAGAAGGCGACTCGCAACGAGCTGCGCCGCCAGTATTACGACGGCCACAACCGGCTCAAGGACCTGGGGATCTCGATACCGCCCCAGCTCAAGACGCTCGAGGTGGTCGTCGGCTGGCCAGCCAAGGCTGTCGACTCGATGAGCCGACGCACGATCCTGGAGGGCTTCACCTCCACGGCGGGCGCCGAGGTGGCCGACGAGATCCAGCAGGTGTGGGACGGCAACCGGCTCGCAGCCGAGGCGCCTGCGCTCCACACGTCGACCCTGATGCAGTCGTGCGGGTTCCAGTTCGTCACCGCGGGCGATGTGCCCGCGGGCGAGCCGAAGGCGCTCGTCACAAACCGCGCGGCGTCGTGGGCGACGGGCGAGTGGGACGCCCGCGCGCGCTCTCTGCGTGCATCACTGTCCGTGGTGCGCACCGAGGAGGCCACCGGCCGGCCGACGGAGATCAACCTCTACGTCCCGAACCTCGTGGTGAACGCTCGCGAGCTCCGCCAGGGCACGTGGGACCTGCGGTACATTCCGCACCGCATGGGTGTGCCGGTCGAGCTGGTGCCGTACAAGGCGCTGCTGGACCGCCCCTACGGGCGTTCCCGGATCTCGCGCGGGGTCATGTACCTGACCGACGCCGCGGTGCGCACGATGCTCCGGACCGAGGTCTCGGCGGAGTTCTACAACGCCCCTCAGCGGTACGTGCTAGGCGCCGACGAGGATGCGTTCAAGGACGATGCGGGGAACCGTGTTCCTGCCTGGCAGGTGATCGCGGGCCGCCTGAACACGCTGACTCGCGACGAGGACGGCAACCTGCCCCAGGTCGGCCAGTTCCCCCAGCAGTCCATGCAGCCCAACGTCGAGCAGCTGCGCTCCATCGCCCAGATGTTCGCCGCCGAGACCTCGCTCCCGGTCGGTGCGCTCGGCATCGTGCAGGACAATCCTTCCTCGGCCGAGGCGATCCTCGCCGCGAACGAGGAGCTGGGCATCGAGATCGAGCACTGGCAGCGCACAGCCCTCGCGCCGGCGTGGGAACGGACGATGCGCCGCGCACTGGCGATCACAGCCTCCTCGGATGCTGCAGTCCTCGCTGCCCGCACCGTGCGGGCCCAGTGGGGCTCCTGGTCGGCTCCGTCGGAGGCGTCCCAGGCGCAGGCCGCTCTGGCCCGCGTGCAGGCCGTCCCGCGCCTCGCGGAGACGGACGTCGAGCTGGAGCGCATGGGCTACACGCGCCCCCAGATCGAACGAATTCAGGCCCAGTGGGCGCGTGAAGCGTCGCGGTCGAACCTGACCGGCCTGATCGCCGCCGCCGGTGCGCGAACCGCACCGGCTTCCCAGGCGGACCCGAATGCCGAAGCGTCTGCCCTCAAGGCAAAGTTTGATGCGCTCGGTGTAGCGGTCCGTGCGGGCGTTGATCCGCATGACGCAGCGGCGCGGCTCGGTCTGACCGGCATCGAGTTCACCGGTGCCGTACCGGTCTCGCTGCGCCTACCAGAGGCGGACGCGGCGCAGCTCGAGGACGCCTGACGTGGCAACGCCCGAGCAGGCCGATGGGTTCCGCCGGGCGAACGCCGAGCTGATCGCTCAGGTCGAGGATCGCCTGGACCAGTTCTGGGCCTCCGCAGGGTCACGGGATCCGGTGGCCGGCCTGAACGCCCTGCTGAACTATGTCCCGCTCCTCACCCAGCAGTTCGGGGAACTCGCCGCGACCCTGGCGATGGACTGGTTCGAAGAGCTCCGGTTCGACGCGATCGACGCGGGCCAGATCGCCGCGATCGGCCGCGCCACCTCCTACGAGGCGGTGCGCACTGACCCGGTGATCCTCACGGTATCGGCGGCGTCTGCGTCCTACTGGCAGCACCGGCTCGCCGCTGACGGCCCCGACGCAGCGGTAGCAGGGCTCAAGGACGGCGCGATGCGCGCGGTCCGGCAGTCGGGCCGTGAGGCGATCACGCAGAACGCGGACCGTGACCGCGCGGCCCGTGGCTGGCAGCGGATGACCCGCCCCGGCGCCTGTCGGTTCTGCCGGGCACTGGCGAACCGCGGCGGCGTCTACACCAAGGCGTCCGTTCGGTTCGCTGCTCACGGCCCGAAGTGCAACTGCGTGGCCGCGCCGACGTGGGACCAGAACGCCCCGGAGGCTGACCCGTTCGTCTACGTCGCCTCGAAGAACACCGCGGGGATGACGGACGAGCAGCGCCAGATCC